GCAACACACCTGCAATCTCCTATTTTTCTACACCGGCTGTCCAGCAGTTTAACGGTGACGGGTCTACGACTACGTTTACCCTCAACCGTACCGTTGCTGACAAACAGTCGGTGTTGGTGTCTGTAGATGGTGTTATCCAAGATGCGGCATCTTCGTACACAATCCCTGATGGTGTTACTCTGACTTTTACTGCGGCACCGTCCACAGGTACTGCAAATATATTTGTGAACTTCCTTGACCTCACTGCTGGTTCTGTAACACCGCCAGCAGGAAACAAGGGTAACTTCAAGGGTGGTGGCCTATTCCGTACCAACGCACAGTCGTTGACTGCAGACACAACCATCCTTGCAACTGAGAACGCTAACGTGACTGGGCCGTTTACCGTAGCCAGCGGTGTGACCCTGACCGTTGAAAGCGGCGGGACATTGGTGACGCTATGAGTACCTTGAAGGCAGATACCATCCAATCGACCAGCGGCGGTGCGGCTACGCTGACGAAACAGAGTGCGGCGAAGGCTTTTGTTGACTACACATCTGACACAACTACAGCGGTCAACGGCTCTGCAAGTTTAAACGTAGCCTCGCTAAGTGACGGCGGCGTGGGGTTGACAACCACAAATATGACAAACGCTATGTCTGAGGCTAACTATTCAGTCCCGACAGGCACTCTTGGGGGTCTTACAGAGGGGACAAAGTGTTTTCAAAACGGGGCAAAAACAGCTTCTTCTTTTTCAATATATACAACTAGCGGTGCTGGCGCGGCGGGAGATATCGGCAATACATATGCTACAGTTCACGGAGACCTCGCATGAGTGAGATAAAGACAAATCAAATCAGCAGTCTCACCGGCAGCAACAGTGACATCACCCTCGACCCGGATGGCACTGGTGACCTGATTGTTGCGTCGGGCAACGTGGGCATCGGGACGAGTTCGCCGGGTGGTTCGCTTGAAGTTTACAAAGCCGGAACCTCTGAGGTTCTCATTGGCACCGACAACGGCGGCACCGCACAGCTTTCCTTGTATGAAAACAATGACGGCACCAAAGAGGGCTTGCTCAAATACGACGGCACCAACAACCGCATCCATCTGGCTACGTCTGGCGCACCTAATGCGCTAGTCATCCCTCGTGACAGCGGAGACCTGCTACACTTCACGACAGTTGCCGAAGGCGTCGGATACACGCTTCAATATAATGGTGGCGCACCTCGCAGTTTCTTTAACAAAAGCTATAGCGGCACAGGAACCGCAATCTACTTTATGCACAATGGAGGTGTTGTCGGGTCTATCACTTACAGCAACACTGCGACGGCCTACCTCACATCCTCAGACCACCGACTCAAAGAAAACGTAGCCGACATGACCGGTGCTATTGACCGTGTGAAGGCACTGGCACCAAAACGGTTCAACTTCATCGCAGACGCCGACACAACGGTTGACGGCTTCCTTGCCCACGAGGCACAGGCTGTCGTGCCGGAGGCTGTCACAGGCACTCACAACGAGGTGGACGAGGACGGCAACGCAGTCATGCAGGGCATCGACCAGAGCAAGCTGGTGCCGCTTCTGACCGGCGCATTGCAAGAGGCGATTGCAAAGATTGAAACCCTTGAGACAAAAGTAGCAGCGTTGGAGGCGGGTGAGTAATGGCATTCGGTACACTCAAAGCAGACACCCTGACCCACTCGACTGCGGGTTCGCTGACCACCGATTATGTCGTGAATGGTAGTGCGAAGGCTTGGTGTTCTGTAGACCACGACACGTCTACTACTTTTCACGAGAGTTTTAACTTTTCATCTGTGACAGATAACAGCACCGGAAGCTACACCTGTACGTTTACTAACGCTATGGCCTTCTCAAGGTACTCTGCCCCTACTAGCTGTTACTCCGGAGATGGTGACATTACTAACATTGCAAATGAAACAACGTCAAATTTTAGGCTTAGAGTATTTAATGACACTGGCGCAGCAGCCGACGTTGACTGCTTTACTGCCGTATTCGGAGACCTTGCATGACGCCTGACTTTACCGGCACACATCTGTGGGACAGGCTCTGCTGGGCAAAGGAAAACCTTGAGCCGCACCAGTCAGACTACCGGGTTGTCTATGAGGACAGCATCGACGAGTGCGCCAAGATACTGGTTCCTGACCCTAACTGGATGGCGTGTGCATTGCAGGGTGGCATCTTACCGCCTGTGTGGGTGTATCACGAACTGGCAAAGGACGAGGCCCAGCCCGACTTCAAGCGGCACACTCGTGGCTATCTGTTGCATGAGACACCGCCTGTTGGTCCGATGACAGAAGAACAGGCCATTGAATACCTGATTATGAAAGATTGCCCACAGTCTGTGTGGAAGACTTGGGATGAGGGCAACCGCCCTAAGATGGTAATCTGCAAGAAAGAGCAGTTGCCAGCAACACGTGAGTGGAGAAACGCATGGCGCATCTCCGACGACTTAGACCTAGCAGCATAAGGAGTAAACTATGGCTGTAACAACCTACATCGTAGACAAGGACGGGAACCAGATTGACGCTTCCACGGCTACCGTTCCATCTGACCGTGCCTTTCGTGGTGCATGGTCTCTGAACGGAAGCGTCATCTCTGAGGACATGACTAAGGCCAAAGAAATCTTCAAGGACAAGGTTCGTGAAGTTCGCAAGCCTTTGCTCGACGCCGAAGACGTAACGTACATGAAGGCACTTGAGGCTGGTGACACGGACGCACAGGCTGCATCTGTAGCTGCCAAGAATGCTCTTCGTGATGCACCTGCCGCTGCTGCAATCGACGCTGCAACTGACATTGCAGGTCTCAAGGCAGCTTGGGATGCAGACACTCTTGGCGACTCGCCCTACGCATAAGGATAACAGGCAATGGCACTCACCCAAATCACGGGAACAGGTATAGGTTCTGTAGATTCTCTCACGCCTACCACAATATATCTTGGTGGTTCGGGTAGTGCCAATGCGCTGGATGACTATGAAGAGGGTACGTTTACGCCGACGCTTACTGGCAGCAGTAGTAACCCTTCAGTTACCTACTCTGGACAACAGGGGCATTACACCAAAGTCGGCAATTTAGTTAACTTTATGATCCGTATCCACACTTCCGCATACAGTGGCGGCAGTGGCAACCTATACATTAGTGGGCTTCCTTTTGCGTCAAGTTCGTCATTGGACAGTTACAGCGGTGCTGTTGGCCTGAATTACCAGTTTGCAAGCAACTTAAATCCTATGGCTTGGACGATTGATTCCAACGCTTCGTTTTTGACGCTTTGGAAAAATGACAATGCAGCTAACGTAGTTGTAACAAGCGACGGCGCATCAAGTCTTCGTATAAGACTAGAAGGATTTTACTACACTTAACCCCACCAGCCGGTGCGGGTCGGACAGGTCGCAGCCAAGCGACGGTAAACAAAGGGGTAAACAATGGCACTGACAAAAGAATTTGAATACGACTGCGAAGTGCGTGGCCCATACAAGGCCGTACAGGTTCGCAAGGCAACCATCATCAAGGATGGCAGCGACGAGATTAGCCGCACCTACCACCGGCACGTTCTGCAATGCCGCACCAAGACAGGCGACACTTGGGGCGACACCGACATCTCTGGTGAGGATGCCAGCGTACAGGCTGTGTGCAACGCCGTGTGGACCGCAGACATCAAGTCTGCCTACGAGATATTTGTGGATTCGCAAGAAACACCATAAGGATAGACAATGGCATACATCGGTAAATCATCCAACTTCGCTGTCCGCAACCGCTATGTCTATCAGGCAACGGCGGGGCAGACATCGTTTAGCGGCAGTGACGCTGACTCAAAGGTCTTGACCTACACGGACAGCCTGTACATGGACGTGTACCAGAACGGTGTTCTCTTGAAGCCCGGTACGGACTACACAGCCACAACCGGTACGACTGTCGTGCTGGTCACTGGGGCATCCCTGAATGACGTAGTTGAGATGGTCGTGTATGACGTGTTCGGTGTTGCTGACTCGTACACCAAGTCGCAGTCGGATACACGCTACCCATTCAAGGGTAACAACAGCATCATCCGTTTGAATGGCCAGAGCATCGACGCTGACATCACAATCGACAGCGACGAGAACGGTGTGTCGGGTGGCCCGATTACACAGAATGCCACCGTCACTGTTAATGGATATTGGAGCATCGTATGACCAGCCAACTTAACGTAGATACCATTGTAGACAAGGCTGGCTCTGGTGGCACCAACATCAAGGTGGGCAACACCTCTACCTATGTGTCTGATGGCGGCAATGTTACGCAGAATGCTGTGCAGGGGCTGGTCAAAGCATGGGACCACGTTAGTGGCGACGGCACTACGATTGATGACAGCTTTAACATTAGCAGCCACACAGATTCAGGTACAGGGCAAGGCTATCACGTGTTTACGAACAACATGAATAATAATGATTGGTCTCGCATGGGTTTTACTCAGTGGGCAGATTTTGGTACAGGCAATGGTGCTTACGCACTCAGCACAGGTAATCCTGACACCACCTCTCAGATGCGTCTTCTGCACTATGAAAATGCTACTCTGACTGACCCACAAGAACGATACATTATGGTAGCAGGAGACCTCGCATAATGGCAAGCATACTCAAAGTCGATGAAATGCAGGGTGTAACCAGCGCAGGTGATATCACGATTACCAGCGAGGGTGGCGCAGCTACGATGTCGTTGCAGCAGGGCGTGGCGAAGGCGTGGGCTAATGTTGATGGTACTGGAACTGTCGCTATTG